CAGCATTATTTTCTTCATCTGTCAATGCTCTAGATTTTCTAGACCATGTAGATGTTGAGTAATCAGCATATCCGCCTTTGGATGTTTTGATTATTCTAAAGTCTACACCGTTTAATAGATCAGTTGGAAGGTCTTCCATGTCTGGATCCATTAATGCACCTTTAATGATTTGGAAAATTTGCGGGCCAATTATAAATCTTCTAATTGGGTTTGCTGGTGTTGATTCCTCATTTAAAGGATCTTCTTTGACGAAACCTTGGAAAATATAACTTCTTTTTTTCCAATATTTTCTGCCCATGTCCTCTAACTTAGGATCTTTGAACCATGCTCTAACTTCTGTCAGAATAGGACAAGTTTCTCCATACATTTCCATACATGGAACTTGAACTTGCACAGGTCTTGAATCAGTATCACCTTTAATTCCTGCGAAAGGTAATTTAATCATCAATCTTTCTTTCCAGAAGAATGTGTTTTCTTTGTCACCGTCTGGTAGAAATCTAACTGTTGCTTGTTCTGACTCTTTAAGATTCCAGAATGGATAGATAGCATTGTCGCCACCTGATCTGGTTGAGCCTGTTGATCGTGTTTCTTGTTCTTTTAGTTTTGCACGTATTTCTGCAAGTGTTGCCATAATATTAGCCTCCTTTATATTTTGCCTTTATAGCGTTTGTGCCTTTAATGTTTTTGTAGCACATAGTATCATATACTACAATAACTTGAGTATTTAGTCAACAAGTAATTATCTGGGTGTTTTACCGAATTATATTAGATGCCTGCTAGTTTTTTGATTTTGGCAATTTCTGGATCTTTGTTTGCCATTAAGTTTTGGATTGTTTCCTGTGCAGTTCTAACAGCATTGTCGCCGAACTTCTTCTCTACTGAAGTCAGCACTGCTGTTTCACCTTTTGGAAATTGGTTAGATGTGTAGTCAAAGAAACTTTTCACAAAGTCTTCCACAGTTTGCTCTTTGTCTTTGAATGATTTTTCTTCTTGATCTTCCATGCCAAATTTAGAACGCATTCTGTCTGATTCGTAATCGTAATCTTCTTGTGCGGCTTTCAATGCTTCTTCGTGTTCTGGACCGCCTGGTTTAATCATCTCGTTGGCAAAGTCATCGTCTACTTTGTGATTTCCATCGTATGTGTATTCACCTCTCAAAGAGTTAGGATCAACTTTACCATTGATGGCCTTGTAATGAATTTTACCATATGCCATTTCGCCATCATCACCTGGCAGTTCGTAGTCCATTGAACCGTCATAATCTGTATCTACATCTGAGGCAGTTGTTTTTTCTTTTTGTACTTCACCATATCTTAATTTGTTAAAGTTTTTAGCAAGATATTTTAATGCTTCTTTTTCGTCATGTGTTTTGAAAACAGATTTTTCATCTTTGCCAAGTACATCATAAACCATTTTACCTTCGCCTTTTGGGTCTGGATCTTTGTACCTTGAAACATACGGTTTAATATCTTCGAACGTTGTGCCTTCTGGAAAGCCTTCTTCTTTGTTTATACCAGGATCTGATTGCATGTCACCTGTATCAATTTTAGAAATCATTTGAGGATTTTTGGCTTTGATGTAATCCATGATCATTGGTCTCAAACAAGCATCAGCATCTTCTTTTGAAGCCATTTTAATTTGTGCATTCAAGTCTTCGTCATCGATTATGCCTTGTAAACTTTCAATGCCATTAACTCCATTAGGACCTGCAGGGAAATGTTTTGCCATCAGTTTGTTCAGTTTCACTATTGCTTGTTCACTTTCAGTTTTATCTGATGCAAACAAACCATTTTCTTCTTCTCCCACGATCAAGTTTATTTCTTTTTCAAAGTCTTCAAATGTGTTAAGAGTTTCTATCATTGAACCCAATGCATCTTTCACTACTTCTGGATTTGCGTCAGTATGAATTACAACTCCATTGTGTCTATTTTCATCTGGCTGAACATCTGCAACAATGCCTGCTTTGGCAAGTTCTTGTGTAACTTCTTCTGCTTCTTTGTCTGAAACTGGACTTTCAGGATCAAAGTCTCCCGACATGTCAACTCTTATTGTTCGCGATTCTGCACCACCTTGGTAGCCATGTGCTTCTGTTTCAAAATCTTGTGGACGTAATTCTTTAATTGCTGTTCTCTCAGAAACCAATTTGTATATGTAAGGAAATACATCTTGTAATTCTTCATTGAATGTTTTGATTGTTAATTCATCTATCCAATTTTTTTGCACATTGGCAGGAACCTCTTCTAACACGCTTTCTTCATGTGTTTCTTTTATTGATTTATATCCTGATTCTTTTTGTAATTTTTGAGCTGTGTGTTTGATATCTTCTATTCGTTCATCAATCACAGACAAGTACTCTTTTAATCCTTCAGCCATCACATTGGATCTGTTCATGTATGTTTTAAATTTTTTTAATTTGTTAAGTTCTTCAGATAAACCTAAAATGTATTTTCCAAATTGATCATATGGATTGCCACCTTCAGCAACGTGTCTTGTCATTGCTCTGGCACCATTAAGATGTTTTAAAGGAAATTTAAATCTTTCTCCTGCTGGACTTTCGATAAAAATTGATTCGATTTTTTGTGATCTTGCTCCAGGAATTTCTGGGTCAACAATTGTGGAATGTTTTACAACCATTTTTGCATCACCAATCTGTTGAAAACTGGTTTTGTTTGTGCCAAACATGTTTGATTCGCTTACTGCTTCCATATTATTCTCTTTCTTTAAAAATTCGTAATCTCTTTTTTCAAGGTTACTTTTTGTGATATCTCTTGTGTCGAAACCCATTAACCTTGCTTTGGCAAACTCTCTCATTTCTTTTAAAAAGTTGTACCAAGACTCTTTGGTTGCCGGATCTGCTTCACTGATCACATCAGTGCTGTGTAATACCACTAAACCTTGATCTTCACTTATACTTATGCTGATTTTCCCAAAACTTTTGCCTTCTTTGACAAAATCAAAATCGAAAAATCTTGCCTGTTTTGGGTTATTTGTAACATTACCGTCAGAATCACCTACAGTAATTGTGGGAAATTGACCACGCAGTTTATTAAACAGTGCAGTTGATGTATTTTGTAAGTCCATACAGTGTATTTATTTTAATGTGAGACAAACAAAGGCAAAGGCATCACCTTTTCAGACATCTCATCATCGTCAATTTGAGTAAAAGAATTGTATATTTTTGGATCCCAATCACGCAACACGCCCATTAAACGTATGCACAACAATGTTGCAGAAACAAGGTCATCTGAATCGCCCGATTTGGCTTTATAGGAGTTTCCTGATGCAATAAATGATTTAAGTTCCTTAATTAAGTTTTTAGAATTTATTTTAATTTTGTTTCGCTCCACCATAACTTTTAATCTTGAACAGGCACTAATTTTTGATCTGTGTGTGGTGTTGAATCCTTTTCTAAATTTTCTTATGTGTCCTTTCCTGATTGGTTCTGAGACAAACATGCCTGGAATATTTTCTTCACCAAATTCTTGTATAACAATTAATGCAGATTCTCCAATGGTGTTATTTTCCACACTCCAATAAATGTTAGATCCTGTTCTATTTCCACACTCATCCTTAATGTAATTACATATTTCTTTTAAAATTCTAATTTGATGAGGAATAGCGGTCATATTGTGTTTCCATTCTGCCACTTGTTCAAAACTAGGCAGTTCAAAAACCTGAATAGCCGCTGAATCTCCACCTGTACCCATTGCTGGATCAAGAGCAATGACGTAAGTTGAATGACCATTTAATTTTTTATACCAACGTGTTTGTCCCATATTTAAAATAGGTTCTTTTCCTTCTAGAGTAGACAACATAATACTATCCACAAGAGTTTCGTCAAATACTAAAAACTCACAACCATATTCACGTCTAAATCTTTCTTCGCCTATACGTCCTAGTTCTTGTGCCTTCCAATCTTCATCTCTGTCCGGATGTTCGTCCCAACTTGCTCTAAAACCATGGAATCCATTTGAGCCCAGTTTTTGTTCATTGCCATGTTCATCAAATTTGTTTTGACTTTCTCTCCATATTGTGGCAAACACATCTTCATCTGAGTTTGGTGTTGATGTGATAATTGCACGTCCACCCGTTGCCAGTGTGGGTGATATAGATGTCCAAAACTCTTGTGCTATGCCGGGGTTAACAAATGCAAACTCATCACAATACAGTAAAGATATTGACATACCTCTACCAGTGTTTCCTGTTGTGGTTGCGGATACAATTCTTGATCCATTTTCAAATTCCATAGATCCTTTGTTGTAGTTTGTTACACCAGCTCTAATATAATCAGGACACAATTCATATCCGTATCTAATACGTTGCATAATTTCTTGAGCACCTGTGTATTTGTGTGCCGCAATTAGTATTGTTTGATCCGGATGGAACATTGCATACCATAAAAGATAACAAGCGGCTGTGGTTGTTTTACCACTCTGTCTTGGTAGCATGTTTATGTTAAATCTAAAATCATGATAACTGGACAACAATTTTGTTTGATATCCAAATGGTTCAAAAACACATTTACCTCTCACAGGGTGTTGTATAAAAAAAAATTTTTTTGCAAAATAGTCGTATCCTTTTTTAGGATCTGAACAATGCACTAAATCTGCTATTTGTTCTTCTGTAAATTTTTCTCTTGTGTGTGCTTTTTTGGTAAGTACACCATCTAAACTTTTATTACTCATATATAATACTTATGCTACAATATCGAGGTTAAAACCTTGTTATTGATTGTTAAAATACTTTCTGTGTATGTGCTCTGCAAAGTTGCCATGATGTTGCACACTTGGATGCATGTCATTCTCTGCAGGCGGGATACTGGGATCAAGAATTACATCACAACTGTTATGATCCACTTTTATGTGATACCATTCGTCAGGGTGTGGTATTGCTGTATAATCTTTTTTCAAAGATGCACTGAGGTTTAATTTCGCTTCTTCCAATTGCCTAATTGATGATTCTGGTTCTACACTCAGATGTATCACTCTGGCACCAGTTGATTTAAGAAAACCATCAGTCATTTGTTGTAACACCATGCTGTTGTAATACCTATCATAGATTCCCATTGAATTTAAAAAAGTATTTTTTGTAGAATCTTCAATGTACTTTTGAATTTTTTCGTCTTCACTGTCTGTGCTTTTGTCCGAACGAGACAAACCAAAAA